GGCGCACAGTACGCTTGCTGGGTAGGCTTCCCATTCAACTGCACAGACTGTTCGCCATCCAAGTAGGTGTCCTCCAAGTATTCCTCCACCAGCGCCCGCGAAAAGAGCCAACTCATTCACTTAGTCCCCTTTCGTTTATGTCATAGAACCAATCGTCACCAACTGACCATTTGCGTGACCCGTCTACTGTCCAAATGTGGCGTGATGCCTGAAAGTCAGGAAAGTCTGTTTTTGCCGATATCAGCGACTGGTCGTACCAAAGGCATCGGTTATTAGGCTGCGCTGCAAACTGACCATTATCTAGCCGAATAAAATTAAAACTCTTGTGTTCCTCTGCTTGCTCTGTAAAACCTGTGTCTAAGTCTTGCCCATCTGCACAAAAATCTACCGTAAACAGGTATTCACCAAAATGCCATTCTTTGTCTTTACCTAAGAATTTAACGCTTAAATTACGCAAACCAATCTTTTCGTGGACTGTAAATCTATATCCCATGCAATCCCACAACTGCAAAACGTCAAATTCCAAATTTCCATGATTTTTAGTCCACACATAAGCCTGAATAGGCAATTTATCGTACAAAGCGCCGTACCGTGGCAACAGGCTTTCAATGCGAAACACTTGCCCACGAATTGCTTTAATGCTTATCCAAATGCAAGGTTCAAGCTCACCGTGACCTTTCTCAAAGTTGTACAGATACTCTCGCCGCACAAAACATTTAATTGGCGGTAAGTTTCCAATGATGTAGCTCATATCAAATCCATCTGCTTCGGCATAACCTTCCATTCCCGTTCGGATCGGCCTGATTTGCTTTGCACGTTGCGACCAGTTAACAGGATTTCGTGGTTGCGTTCTAATTCACTAAGCCGCCTGGCAACCTGATTACCATCAAGTCCTGTAATCGTGGCTATACCGTCTTTGCCCATTGCCCCATACTTGCATAAGGCTTGGATGATTATCGTGGCGTGTTGAGCCGCTAGAGCCTTTGCAGAGTCGGCAGCAGCCCAACTGGTTGACGGATCAGTGTTGCGAGCGACTTGGTTCATGTGTTTTTGTCCTTTAGCGCATAGTTGAGAAAGTCGCGGAGTTGCTTTGCCTCGTACATCTCAAGCTGTCCACTCACAATATCTTCAACTCCATCATCAGGATGCGAAATATCAAAACACAATATGTTGTGCATTTCAGGTTCACCTATTACAAAACCAATAGTTAAAACTGAATGTGTTGATTTATGGCACGGCATCCAATTGTTTTCAAAATTTAGCTTAATATTTATTGAACTCATTTGTTCGACTCCTTTAGTCTTATCTGAACAACATCTGTTGCCCAAGTAGTGATGGGATCGGTGTTACGAGCAAGCATTATTTACCTCTTGATTTTTATAATTTTTTGTTAATTTTTCAATAGATTCACAATACTCAAAAATATTCCAACTAAGTTGTTGAATACGATTTTTATTTATCATTTCATTTTTTAAACTTTCAATTTCTTTTTCATGAATTTTTTGCAACCTATTTCGCTCATCTCCTCTTATAAGTTTGTCCAATCGTTCAAAATTATCACCAAAACCTGTTGATGATTTTTCGTAGTTTTCAACAAATGAATAAAAACCTGAAATTTTAATAAAATTGTTTAATTTTTTGTTCATACCATTAGCACCCAAAGTAACGGAATGTAGCCAAATACCATCGCTAAGAACAATGCGCCGCCTATCCATGCAACTACTGATATTTGTTCGTCAGCCCGTGTGTAGCGGGTTTGGTATCGCATCGTGCGGTCTGTGCGTCCAGTCCAGTTTGAATCGCCTAAGTCTGTAAAGAAAGGCCAGTTGTGCTTATTCATAATCTTCCTCGTTGCAAGTCACGGTTTCGATGTGGCTGTCACTTATGTAATGCGTGTACAGCGGCACAGCGCACATAAGAACGTCATCACGGTCAATCTTAATAAAAGCCTCGCCTGTTCTGTCTATTTTCACGCCATCGGCAAATTGATCCATCAGTTCTGCAATTTTTTTGTCTGACAATTCATGGCTAAGATCGCGCATGAGTTGGCGTTTGCCTTCGTCGGTTAGTTGTGTGTATGCGTATTTCATTTATGTACCTTTTGTCGTAGTTGATCGCTTGTTGCGATAACTAATATTAAGCTATCTAAACAGTAATGTCATAGGTGTTTACCCTAGTTTTTGTAATTATTTTTAATTTATTTGGATTTTTACAACAAAACGCCCCAATTAAGGGGCGGTCGATGGAACAAGGAGTGAACAACACCGACGATTTATTATAGGTTGTTTTTACGCTTATAGAACGCTAATAAATATTGAAAGCAATCCCACGCAGAGGCAAGATCATCCTCTGAATGTTCAATCAGTCTCACATCGCCTTCAGCAGTAAAGAACACATTAGCGCATCGAGCTGTGGGTTTGCCAAGACCAACACGGTAAGCCGCCAATTGCATCAGTTGTTCGTGATACGGCACAACCTTGTCGAGCTGATCCTTGCTCTTAAAGTCGATCACAATGTTTTCAGCAATCAAATCCACCTTGCCGCCAAACCCTTCGTATGCAAACGAGCGTTCTGCCTCCCAAGTCTGGTCATGCCCAAAGTGGATCTTGATCGACGCATCCACTTGGTCAACATAAAACGGGTAATCATCATGTTCGCCACGGTAAAAACGCTCTAATACGCCGTGCATTGCCGTGCCTCTGTCCATAGCGTCACGACCCGTAGACTTACTGTCTGTCATCACCCGTTCTAGCCAGTTTTCCTCCGTTTCGCCAGCAATGCGTGGCAACGTCAGCGCAGCCAGTAAGACCTGTTGTTGCAGCCAGTTGGATAAGCCAGGCTTGGCAACCAATCCCAACACGGTTGTTACGCTAGGCTTTAGCCCAAGTTCCCTAGCGTCCCGAACCGTTGTATTGCGTTCTTTGCCGTTCTTGCCAATGATCTTGTACGCTGGTGAACCGTCAGCTGCGTACCAATGGCCTGATTCTGAATCTGCTGATTTAATAATCATAGTTTTCTCTTTCATCCAACATTGCATCCGCTATTGTGTAAGCTATTTTTGCAACCCACAATATTCCTTTTGGTTTTTCATTTGATCTTGAAAGATCAAACATTGTTAAAGAATTTAGCGTTTGAGCAGCAAAATAATCTCGTAGCGTCATCCCAGTATCAGTATGTTCGTTTATTTCAACCGGAAAAGCATTAGTATTTCTCATCATTTTTGCACCTTTGCTAATGTTTTAAGCATCTCGATTGCATCCTGCAAATCTTGCATAGCCCTAGCGTCAAGAACCATGCCCTCGTACCATTGCTGCAATCGCCAAGAAATAAGTATTGCTTCCTCTGTCTGGTTCATCAGAACGGCACATCGTCTTGCATATCTTCAAGCGGAACAACAATACCTTCCTTAATCTGACGATACGCATCAGATTGTTGTCGAGCAGCTGGCGCAGCAACTGATGCATCCTCCGCAGGTCGACCACCAAGCATCTGCATTTGGTCAGCAACCACCTCAGTTGTGTATTGGTCAACTCCGTCTTTGTTAACCCACTTGCGAGTAGTCATGCGACCCGCTATAAAGACCTGTGAGCCTTTCTTTAAGTAGTCGGCACATATTCCTGCCAACTTGCCAAACGCCGTTATCCTGACCCATTCTGTCGTTTCTTTGTCTTTAGACTTGTAACCGACAGCGATACTAAAATTGCAGATTGCGTTACTGTCTGCGGTGTAACGGACTTCAGGGTCTTTGCCCAAACGTCCGATAAACTCGCAACGGTTAAGGTCAGTTGCCATTATTGTTGTTCCTTGTGTTTGTTAATCCATTTGTGTACTTCAGATGCGTCCCAAACGGTTGTATTTAGTCCTAATTTAAAAGGTGCGGGAAATGTTCCGTCTTTGACAAAACGCCATATCGTGGCGGGTGAAACGGGTAATAAACCTAATTGTGTTTTAGTAGTTGCCAATTCTTTCATGCGATAAACAAGTTGTTGTTGATTTTTCATGTTTGTTCCCAGTTCGCTTTAAATTGATCGTATGCAGCCTTCAACGGAATCTGTTGCTCTTTTAAGCACACAGTCCATGCTGCTCTAAATATGTCTTTCAGGCTTTCGTAGCTGACCGCTGATGCCATTTGCGCTACGGTGTTGTCCAACTCAATGCCTTTGGGTTTCTCCACAACTTTAACTGGCGCTGATTTAACCGCTGAGTTACCGTCATCATCTTCTGACGCAATGCCAAGCGCACTTTGCAAACTGTAGCGTTTTGCATACGAAATCGCTGAACCGTAACCTTGTGCATCTTGCTTACTGGCGGGAATAAACAACGTACCGCAGCTAAGTTGTTCGCCAGACTCATGGATTAAGACTGTTTCGACTGCTACGCCACCGTCTGCCGTATGCAACATCTGCACAAAGGCTAGACCGTTAGCCGACAGAGCAGGCCGCACAGCGTCGATAACCGATGCCAGACTTGAGTATGCAGATTTAAAGTGTGGGTTTTTACTATCTTTGGCTGCATGGCTCATTGCTGCTTGAGCTTTTACAAGGGATTTTGCTAATTCATTCATTTATGTACCTTTTATCGTTAATGGCGGGTATGCCATGACTAATATTAAGCAATCTAAATACATAATGCAAGTGGAAAACTCACAATTAAAATATTTATTGAGTTTCTTTGACAACTAATGTTAAGATGTCTTATGAAAACAACAGACATCATTCAAGCACTAGGCGGTACGTTTGCCGTAGCCAAGCTATGTCGTGTCAGTCCTTCAGCCGTGAGTCAATGGCGTAACAACGGCATAGCAAAGGACAAATTGATTATGTTAGCCACGGAAATTGAAACAAAGTCTAATGGCGCCTGGTCAAGAAAAGAAATCCCTAACTGGTCACAAATCTGGCCTGATTTCCGATAGACTTGAATTGCCTTTAGCAAGCGGGTTTCGTAGCAAGCACACGATTGTAAAAGAACCAACCAGTCAGCTTCAGACTTGACGCTTCGGAAAGACGAGGATCAAGACGCATACAGATTAGGTCTGTAACCGTGTTGGTATGTGAAAGCGGATGTTGTGGCTCATTGGTAGCACCTGCCAGTCGTTCTAGAGAGTAACTGGAAATAGCTTGCCACGATGCAGCGAGTAACATACCAACAACTTGACACATCGGACAGACGATGAAATAATTACATTGTTATCGTGACAGATGACTAAGCCGTTTAAGTCTATAAATTGAGCCTTCGGGCTGGCATCCTTAAAAAAGATGCTCTGTCACCAATTTATAGATTTAAGCGGCTTTTTTGTTTTTAAAGATAACTGTCAGGGCGCATTAGCTAATAGAGTGACCACTCGTACCCAGAACAGGTTAAGTAAAGATTCAAGGTTGTATCCGGTGTGACCCGCACCTCTAAGTACCGAAAGGGAACAGAATATAGACAGAGTAGAGAAATCTACTAAAACCATTACTCTAGGTGTTGATCTTCTACAGCTGCAAGGACTGCTACTGTTTTAGGGAATCTAGGGGTGGGGTGAGCTGCCTGCCATAAACCTAACAAGGTACAGGTCTGTCGTAAAGGATTTATCCTCAACTACTAGAGCAGCAATGCTACTGGTGGGTGGGTATAAGGGTAGGGGTACTTTATTTTAAATAATAACAATAAGGGTTAACGCTATGACACTTTGGGACTGGATGTTTGTTTTCTACTGTTCGGCAGCTCTAACCGTTGCTGCGCTTTTATTCATTCGTTGGGCAAGACCTAAACCACAAACCTATCCGAAAGATTGGGTCTGTGATGGTTGTGGTCAAGTTTGTGGTGAACTCAAGGAAGGTTACTGTGAATACTGCGCGAAACAATACTAATCAATATTCTGACAAAACTGACGGTCGCATACTACGGTACGTTACCACCTACAGGATATGACGCACCCACGGGCGCTTGTGTGAACGCTGTTTCACCACTTACAACATGGTTGCCCGTCCAAGGTGATTCCATAACTGGTCCGTAACAACTCGCTAGTGTCACGCCATTAACTTGCTTGGCTTGCTTAGTACACAGAAATGACCACATATTTGACATTCCTGTGGTTGGCGTGTCACCGACTTTAAATGACCGAAATACCGCAGGCTGAACAGTCCAGTCCGGCGCTTGTGGATAACTAGTCAATGGTGGCACTCCAAACAATGACCAAACCTTGCCTTTTGGTGCGTCACACGATCCTTGCATTAATTCCATGTTTGCCACAGCCATTCCTGACATCACAGGACACACCGCCACGCCCTCTTTGAAAGTCTTGCCTGCCACGGATATAGACTTGCCCGTTAAAGTCGTTGGAGAGGCTGCACACAGAGCGTATTCACCTTTGCAAATGGCTATGGTTTGGGCTTGAATTGTGTTAAATAAAGCAACAACCCAAAACAAAATAACGGTACTCACTACGGTAAATGTTTTCATCACGTTGCCTTTTATTTAACTAATTCAAAATGTGGGCTATCAGACTCGCCACGTTCATGGATTGTTGCATCCATATCCCAATTGCCGCCCCACCGCAATGTAACGCCTATTTCTTTAGCAGCAGCAAACATAACAGTTGCTAACTGATCGAAGCGTTCAAAGTCATTCCAATCAATTGGGTAAGGTGCAAGGTCTACAGCGTGACCATAACCATCTGCTTGAATACCGTGTGTGCCAGAAGTCTGTACCCAAGTCACAACTGCACCAGGCGTTGTGCGCCCTTGCGCCCACAACTCATCTTGCCGAGCTTGCGAACGTACACCTTCTAAAATTGTAAAGTCAATCGGACTAATCTCAAGCGCACGGTGAACAACGGCAATCAGTTTAGGATGTACGCCTTTAAGGTTGTTGAGCGAGCGTTCTGAGAAAGTAAACATTATTTGATACTCCGTACCCAGTTTTGCAATTCAGTCAGCATTAAAGTCGTTTCAGCGCATTGTCGAGCAGAAACTGTGTCGGTGGTGGCTGCATTAGGGCAGACGGTGGGTTTGGGAACGGTGGACACACTACCGCTACTGGTGTTGAGCTGCACCCTGTCAGCGTAATAACTATGCACAGCAGACAAACGAGCTTCATATTGATTTGTGATTGCAGTTGATATAACTTCATGTTCTTTCACCTTTGCAGCATTGATAACCTCTTGCGCCTTACCCACGGCAGCAACTTCGGCTTGGTACGCCACAAGTCTTTTGTGTTCGTGATTCCAACCCATGAAGTACATCACCGCACAGACCGCGAGCACGATGCCAGCCTTGATTAAGAGCGCAGAGGGTATCGGAAACATCAATGCCCCTTGAAATTGTTGTCATCCATTGTTGCAAAGCCCATGTATGAGCCTACAACGGCGCTGACAAAGATGTAGAACGGCATGGCTATCGTGCCAAGCGTAGGGGACTCAGACACAAGAATAAGCAAGGGAAAGACCAGCGCAGCAAGCATAGACAACCATGCCATTCTGCGTCGATTCTTCCACCGATCCATTAGAACTTCTCAACCATGCGCCACAACCAGGCTGTAAACGCTTGCCACTCTGCTTTTAAGTATTCAATCATTTGTCTACCTTTTGGTCAATTTTGTCGTACAGCTTCACAATCATCTGCTCAACACGGTCAAAGCGCTTGTCCATTTGGGCTTCAAGCGTTTCCATTTCAGACTTCTTGACGTAAGTTTCGCTAACGTGCAAGCGCAAGTTACCAATGTCTGCTTTGAGTTCTTTGACAGAATCCCACAATTGACGAGCAAACCAGCCCACTACAGCTAAAGCTGCACCGCCTGCCATATTGATAAGATTCTGCCAGTCCATTATTTACCTTTAAAGATTGCAAATATTGCCCACGGGATAAGCCAAAGACTGCATAGCAGTATCAATGGCAAAAAAAATATTCCCGCAATAAAGTTAATCAAATGCAATCCAAGATGTTGTTGCTTCATCCCAAAAATACACTTTACCGTCATCAGGCATTGCAACTGGTGACTCCCACAAATAATCGGAATTTAACGTCCAACTTGGAAATGGTTGCGGTGCAACAAAAACATCGTTAACCGCATCATATAAGTATCCCACGCCTGCGTAATTACCACGCAAAGGTGTGCCTCCTTTAGCGTGTACGCCGCCATGTGTGTTGTATGAGGTTTGCAACCATGTGCCAGGGCTTGAATCAACAAACGTGTTAAAAAATTCAGGATCAGCAACAATTACTTGCGTCACTTTACCGTCTAAGATTTTTGCAAAATGTGCCATTTTGTACCCTTTATGCCGTGTATGTGCCGCTAGATGTAAACGTGTGGATAGTGTTGCCACCCGA